GAAACTAAATTTAAAGAACTTACTGAAACCGCTGAAGTTAATCCAGAAACTCCTCTACAAATAGTTTTATCAAGTCTATAATCATAAATTGGAATAAAATACTTGATTGCAAAATATGGTCCCAAAACACCAGCAGATGTAACAGCTTTTAATCCAGCAGATGTAATGTATGAGCAAATTCCTAAATTCATATCAACCTCAGTTTTATGGAATTATTTATCTTATGTCAAATTCAATTGTTGTGTTCTAGTAACATTTATAGATTTAGATGCTTTAAATGACATAGAAAGATTTATAGCTCTTGTAGTATTAGATTCATCGGAAGAAACATATCCTTGTAAACTTTCTATAACTACATTTGCAGGACGAATTGATTCCATAGAGTTTATTACATTTTTTACAGAATCTGAATAAGCCTTTTCATGTGGAGTATTTCTTAAATCTATACCTACAGAAACGTGTGGTGTTGGAAACCATTCTTTAGAAATGTTATTTGCAACATATTGTCCAGCAGTTGTTCTATTTTGTTTCCAGAAAATATTATAATCTAAAGAATAATTTTCTATTAAATCACCAATTATTCCAAACGATAATAACATAATTTTTACAGCATTTCTAGTTGTCTTTATAGAATACCAATTAGGAAGATTGCCAACAACAAATCTTAAACATTTTTCTTGATATTCTTCAAATGTATCAGCATAAGTTCCAGATACATTAGCAAAAGTTCCCATTTCAGATTTATTAATACCAACGTCATATCCTAACATATTTCCATATTGATAAATGTATTGGGATTCTATTCTATCTATACTTCTAAAATCTTGTAATCTTTTAATTTTTTCTAATATAGATAAGTTACAACCTTCATCTACGTTTGTATAAATTGTGTTTAAATAATCTTCAAATACTTTTGTAAATTCAAATAATTCTGAAGGATCACCATTTGGTTTATCTCTATAATTAATTGGAAGAAATCTTGTCAAATTTGTTTTTCTTCCAGTACTACAACCGATTATAAAATTATTTTCTCTAACAGTTGTAGTTTGATCTACAAAGTTAGTTGCTGAAATCTCTACATAACCAGTTGCAGAAATTTCTATAGGAACTAAAAATTTAGAATTATTATCTACATTTTGAATTCCAGAAGTTATGATAGTTCCTACACTATTTGGAGTTAATCCAATTGTTGCAGAAACTATTCCATTTGTATAATCAGAAATTTCAAAAGTTGTATATATAAAGTTATTCATCATGATTATTTATAACCTATACACAACTTTACTATCTGGAGTTGAACCAACATTTTTAATTACCGGATATGATATTAATCCAGTATAAGGAAATATATAAAGACTGATAGTTCTTACTCCAATTGCTCCAACATCATCTATAACATATGCAGATACTGAATTGTTCCCAGAAGTAAAATATCTTGGAACTAATATCTCTTTATAAAATTCATTTATTCCAGAAGAGGTTATAGAAACATTTGCACCGGAGATATTCAAATATGCAGATACTAATTTAGAACCATTTATAGAATATCCAGAAATCTCTATTGGAATTAATGTATTATAATTTGCTGAAACATCTGTTAAGCCAGATACAGTAAAATTAAATTCTGGAGCATTAGAAATGTTTATAGTAATTTCTTTTACAGTTACTTGATTTAATGTATCGTAAGCAAATGCCGATAGAGTATAATTTGAAACCGCTGAAGAAATTGCAGATAATGAAGTTTCCCAAAGTTTACTAGCACTCGAATAAACAGTTGGGAAAATTGTATTATCAAAAGATATATTAACTGAAGAAACAGATGCTGGAGAATTTCCTTTAGAATCTACAAATGCACTTAAAATATTTCCAGATTGATAATAGCCATTTTGAACTGGATATATAAAGTTTGTAGAAGGACTATTAGCAACCATTATATTTTTAGAAGCTATAGAATAACATCCATTTGAATTTAATGCTATTGCTGAAACATTATAAGATCCTGGAAGTTTATCTACATTCCAATCTAACAAAAATCCATTAGAAGGATTGTTTGAAATTCCAATAAGATTTCCATTCACATAATATTTAACTCCAATCAAATCTGTACTAGAAACGTTTGAAGAAAAATATATAGAATTATCTTGTCTGTAAACTGTGGAAGAAATTGAATAATCGACCGGACTAATGAAATTTAATACTGGTGATTCATATATAGACCTTGAAAGGACTTTTGATATAGTTTGGATAACTCCATTATTATCAGTTACTTTTAAATATACTGAACTAGTTCCAACAACTGGATTTTCCCAAATAGTTTCAAAAGAACCTTGACCATAAGAAATTTGACTAGAAATGTTTGAAATCAAATTATCAAAATTATCATAAAGTTCTGCTGAAATAGATCTTCCAAAATATCCAATCAAAGCACCATTTTCAAAATTTGGATCGTATAAGTTTCCAGCGATTCTTAAATTACCACCATTACAATAACATGTAGAACAGTTATCAGGATAGATATTTCCAGAAATTTGTCTTAATGCTACAAAATAATATGGATCAGAATAATCTTCACAATTTCCAGATGTCTTTACATAAGCTTGTAGAGAAAAACTTCCATCAGTATTTGGAACATTTATCACTCCAACTTTATTAACATCTGCGCTAATAGTTTCTACAGAAGATGTTTGAAATCTAAAACTTACTTCCTTAATCTTTGAAGCAGAAGTATAAGCAGAAACCGAAACATTCCCAGCAGATACTAGATAAAATGTTCCAAAAGTACTCGCAATAAAATTCATTCCAGATAATAAAGAAATTTCTGGTCGAACATCTAATCCACCATAATCAATTGTTTGTGATGCAGATATTCCATAAGCATCTACAAGCCTCACAGATACCGCAGAAACCGATGATAAAGGATTTGACCAAGAATATGTATATGGAATATTCTCATTGATTCTAGAGCCTTGTGAGACGGTTCCTAGATATGTTCCAGAAGTTAGTTCGTAGACAGTTGCTGAAATTGAATTATCTATAATGGTGTTCAATCTAGAGAATGGAAGATCTGAATCTAAAAATTCCCCTGAGAAAATAATTGGATTTGAACAAGTATTATTAAAAATTTCTCCAGATACGCTTTGCTCTTTTACATAAAAATAAGTTATATCAGATTCTATTGAAGAACCATTTGTAGAAACTGCTTCAGCAATAACCCCATAGAAATTATATCTGGAAGAAGTGTTAACAAATTTTCTAGAAGATGGTAAATTAAAACTTACATCATATGGATTTGTTACAGAAGTTTCTAAAATTTCTTTTTTATAATAAGAACTTGTAGAAAAATCATAATCACATAACCAATAATTTACTTCAGAAACATCACCAATTATAGAAGGTGTTGCTATAACATTTGTATCAGTCGTTATCACCTTCACTGATGGAGAAATTTCTAAATTATTCACCCTAGCTAAAGGATAACTTGGATAAGAAACTGAAATTTCGATTTTATTCAGATCTAAAGTGAATGGAAATATTGAGTAATCTGAAGAAACACTTGGATTACCATCATAAATTTTTGCTGATAGATTATGAATTCCGTTTGGAGGATTTACCCAATTCCAAATAAAATCTCCAAATCCATTTGCATAACCAGAAGTGTAAACCGATCCAGCAGATATTATTTCAACCAAATTATTATAATAAGAATCTACATCAGAAATTTTAATTTGATAAGTATAAATTCCAGAATGTGTAGAAGAAGTTTCTGATATTTGAAAATATTCTGGTAAAGAGTTTATTGTAATATCTACATAATTTGAAGATGCTGATAAACTTAAATTATCTAAACATGTTGCATAAATCGAATATCTTCCTGGACCATATGCTGAAGGAGAAAAAGATTTGGACCAAGAATTTATCCCAGCAGATGTAGCAGAACCTATAGCAGAAACTATACTATCATTTACTATATAAAAATTTAAACTTTCTACAGGATTTGTTAAGTAAGCAGTAGAAGCACTTAATGTAAAATCTTGTAATAAAGCAATTTCTTGATTACTATTTGGAGAAATTATTGTTATCGTTGGTCTTTGTGTAATTGCATTAAATGTAACTTCACCATAAGCAACTGTTCCAAATTTAGTCCTTGAAATTGCTGATAATAACGATACTCCAACAATAGGAGATGTCCAAGAGAAGCTAAAATTTGCACTTGAACCTATTGTAGAAATAATTGTTCCAAACCCTACAGAAATAAATCCAGAAGATGTTATATAACCAAACTCTAAACTATCTAAAGAATCTGTATAACTATTTCCATTAACTAATAAAACTTTAGAAAAATCTTTATTATAAACATTTCCAGTAACATTCAATATATCTTCTGTTGTATATTGTTCTGTAATTGGATTTATATTTAATGTAGAAGTATTATTTCCATATATAGTATAAATTTCACTTTCAGCAGAACATGATCCATTTGTTGTTTCAACTTTTAGATAATATAAATCTTCTGGAGAAAGAGTTTCATAGATAGGATATTTTAAAGAATTGTAATAAGTATATTGAGTTGTCCAAGGACCATTTTGTGTAGGAGATTTTTTAACTTGAACGGTAACAGTAGCACCATTTTGAGCATCATTATCAGAAACTTCATATTCTAAAACTTTTGATTGTATATTACTAGGAACGGTATTTAAATATGCTGTAGGATATTTAACTTCTATATTAGGAGTTGTCGAAACATTTATATTAAAAGAACTAGTAAAATGTTCTCCAGAAGCATATTCGAAATCTACTTCAAAATTAGTATTACCATAAACTGGATTCGATACATTAACTTGGAAAGACCCATTATCTAAAATGATTGGTGTATTAAGTTCATCTAAAGAAAAGTTTGTTCTAGTATATCCATTTATATTTGAAAGACCTTGATCAGTTACAATCCAAACATAACCATTAGCAGATAATTGAATTGTTTTAACTACATTATCAGAAGTAATACCAGAATATCTTTTAGAATCAAAACTTTCAAAATAATTATCTAAACCATTTTGAGAAAGATTACTCCAAGCATATCTAACAACACCACCATTATATCCATTAGCATTTGAAAAAGAAATCCACTTTTGATTATTGACTCCTACAAATATAGATTTCGCTAATTTATTTTCTGGTTGTCCTAATCCTGCTTGTAAACCATAAGGCCAAGATGGTGTAGAACTTATTGGAAGCTCTGTTAACGTTGTTGCTGAAAGAATTCCTATACCAGAATCTGTAGCAAACCATAATGTATCATATGGAAGCTCTGTTAACGTTGTTGCTGAAAGAATTCCTATACCAGAATCTGTAGCAAACCATAATGTATCATATGAGTCTACATCTATATCATTTATATTTTGAAATGTTGGTAAAGTATAAGAAGACCATCCAGAATCATATTTAAAAATTCTATTATCATTACTCGAAATGAATATATAAGAACCTTGAGTAACAATCTTTCTTGGATATATACCTAAACTATATTTTGTGATATTAGAATCTATAAAAGTATTTCCGACTAACTTTAATATAGAATCAGTGTTTTGCCAAGTTAATAAGAACCATTTATTATCAGAAGAATCTATATGAATATCGCAGACATCTATCGCATTTGAAGGATATGCTGATAAAGAAGAATTTGAATGATCATACAAAAACCAATCATTTTGATTATGCGTTTTCCAATTCTTAGAATCAAATATTCCTATTCCATTTCCAGAATAAGATATCCATAAAATTCCATTAGAATCCATATCTATATCGTTAATAAAATCATATGATATAGAAGAATTAGTAGTCTTAAAATTTACTACCCTTGCTGAAGTTGATAAATGATCTACTCTATATAAACCATTTCCTTCAGTACCAACCCAAACAATTCCAGAAGCAACTTTATCTTCAATAATACAAGTAATTTTTTTATCTAAAGGAATATATTGTTTAGTGTATGATAATGTTCCTGAAATAGGACTTTGATTAGATATGTCTAAAAATCCTTTTAATGTAATCTGTCCATCATTACAAACTTCCGTAGCACTTACTGTCAATGCTGGTGAATTAAAAAAGTTTAATCTTACCGGAATACTTTCTCCAAAATTTCTTAAATCTGAAACTGCTCTTAAAATAAAATCATAGGAACCAGAAGATAAAGATGAGAAAGTATTATACCAAGAATTTACTCCATTATTATTCAAAGTATTAAAATAAGTATATGGTAAAACTGATGTAGATTCTCTATAATAAACATCTACATCTTCAACTTGTCCAGAAGAAATATTCGAAATTCCTGAGATAGAGAACGTGGAATTATATATATTAGAATTTGTATTTGGTGATTTGATTTCTACATTAGGAGTTGCACCAGAAGTATTTAAAGTCTTGTATGAAACTAAAAGTTGTGGTAAACCTAATACATCACCAGTTCCAGAAAGTCTACCTGAATTTATTTCCCATTTGATTTCTGAAGTATTATTTTCATTAGAAGCATCATAAAGTTTAATTAAGAAACCATAATTTTCAGAAGGATTTAATCTCCAATAATTTACTATATCAGTTACATCAAAATCCATCCAAAATTGGTTTTCTTGATCAGCACTTGTGAATGAAGTTGATAGTGTAGAATTTCCTATCCAAATTGCAGGAGTAGGATCATAATCACCACCAGGAGTAGTCCAAGGATTTTCATATGTGTTTAAAGACCATGTAGTATAATTTTCCGTCCAATTTGAAGTAACTCTATGAACAGCAACATGACCATTTGTAGAATAATGATTCCAAGCATTTGTCAAAGAATTTACATTTAATCTTAGAACCGCATTTTTAATTCCAGTTGCAGATGAAGGAATTGAAGAAGTCTCAAATTTTAATAAAGATCTTCTTCTATCATCTAATGTATTTTTTGACCAAAGTGATAAATTATCTTTATCAGAAGCATTTACAGAAATTGGATTAATATCATAAGGAGAAATATAAACCGATTTATTTTCTCCAATACCATCATTAACAATCTTTAAGAAATTTGTATCAGTAGAAAGTGTTCCTGTTTGATTGTCTAATTCAGTTGAAGAAACATATTCTTGAACGGTTTCCCAAGAAGATCCATTCCACTTTTCTAAAATGAAGTATGGATCATTAGCAAAATTATTATCATCTAAAGAAGAATACCAAGAAGATGTTATAAAAGAACTTGGGTAAAGAGTTGGATTAATATTAATATAAACGTCAGTATCTTTTAGCCCCCAATTTGGATTTATAGAATTTGAATTTCCAGTCCATGAGAAAATAATTTTTGTATCATATTTTCTATTATTTGTTCTAATATATTCTGAAACCTTTTCTATAGAAATTGTAGGAGAGCCAGCGGCAATAGAACTTGTACCATACTCTTCTAAAGAACCCGGAAGAAACCAAGTGACAGTATATCCAGGTTCAGGCATTATATCATTTAATAGAATATCAAAATAAGTATCTGTAGAATTTGCGTAGGATATTGGAGTATAATGTGACTGTTGACCATTAGGAGCATTTAAAGTTAGTTGTGGAGCAATTTTAGAACTATTCACAACATTATGATAAACCCTATATGAAACATCTGTCAAATTTAAATTTACTAAACCAGTTTGACCAACACCATTCAAAGGATCAATTTCTGTAGTAAACTTTGAAAGATTCCCTGTAGAATTTATACCAGAAGTAAATTGATTTAAAATGTTTCTATGTTGTAACCACGCATAAGAAACTACTCGCACCGCAGATAAAGGAATTGCAGAGGTATCATAATTTTTTATATCAAATTTTATAGCATATTTGTTCTGCTCATTAAATCCATTTCCTTTAGCTACCTGTAAATTTAATTTTGACATTTATTAATCCTATCAATTCTTTGTAGTATTTATCGAAACAAAAAAGCCCATCTTATTAGGATAGGCTTTTTAAAATGACTCTGAAAATATTATACTTTAACTTTCTTCCAAGGAACATCTCCTTCGTGATCTGATTCAAAATCAAACCAATAAACAATAGTTCCATTTAATTTCTTAATATGTTTTGCTATTTCTGCGATTGTTTTTAATTTTTTTGCATTAATTCCTGAAGCAACAACATCTTCTCTAGTTTCTAAATCTTCAATTTTCTTTTCTGGAAGTTCTGTATCTAAAATAATTCCTTTAGAAACTTCTCCATCATGATCTCTTTCGTCAACTATTCCCAAAAGAACTTTCTTTGTTTTCTTTGCGTCTTCTTCTGCTTCCTTTGCAACTTCTTTTTCTAAATCTTCATCATCTTTAATTTTAGCTTCTTTTGCTTTCTTTTTAATGTCTTCATCAGTTTCTGGTTTTTCATCTTCCTCTTCTTTCTTTTCTTCAGAATCATTTTCATTAAGTTTTAATCTTTTCTCAATAGGTTCAAGAAGAGATTTATTTTCCTCTAACAACATAAATTCTTTAAATGACATTTTCTTCATATCTTAAATCCTTTTTTATTATTTATTATCTATAGTAATACGCACTGATCGATGGTGACTGAACTCTAGCAATTTCGTTTCTTAAAGAATAGTTTACAATATTCCCATAAGAATCTAGTAAACCATTTGTAATAGTTGTTGCAAGAGTGTTTCTGAATAATTGAAGAACTCCTAATAAATCATTATTGATAAATTTATTAATTTCATTTGGGTCAGCATTTTTAATATAATCTTTACATGCTTCAATTGTTGCAAGTTCTTGATTATATTGTCCAATTTGTCTTAAAGAACAAAAACAATTATCTCTTCCTGCTAAAAATTCATCAAAAACTTTATTAATTCCTGCAATATAATCATCTGAAGATTTTGATAATGTAGGATTTCTAGAAACAATTTTCATTAAATTATCATAGAAACATTTCATCATTCCTAGATACATATTTCTTTCAGATGGTACAAAATCCCAATTAATATCTCCTGAAGTAGAAACTGGTAATCCGCATGTTAAATTATCTACAGAATTATTACTCGGCCATATTGGTTCTGTTCTAACAGTGACATCATCATACTTATACATTTTCATTTCTAATCTTGGCATTAAACAGGCAATCGTATTAATAGTATTCTGAGAATAACCAGCAGATGTTAAAATTGGACTTAATCTTTTCTGATAAAATGTAAAAGAATCATCTACACCCGATATCGAATATTCTCTTACGTTACATTTATCTTTTGCAGAAACTGAACTATTAAATACAAAACCAATTGGTAAGGAATTAAAGTTAGCAGATATGGCAGATAATTCAGATGCAAAATCACTTTGGAATAGATAATCTTTATTTGGATCTTCATTAGGTATAAAATAAACATCAGCATGATTTACTTCCGAAAAACTTTCTATAATCTCTATAATTTTCGAAAGATAAATTGGTGTATTGAAATCAGCATTTTTTGAAAGAAATGAATATAAAGCATCAGAAATCTTTTTCTCCACATTATTCTTATCAGTCAATGGGTTTAAATAAACATATCCACCAATTTTAAAATCTCTAATAACTGGAGTGACATAAATGTTTTTAACTGTTATTTCAGATCTAGAATAAAGTTTATCATAAAGAATTTTTAAATCTGGATTTTCATTTAAAGTATTATCATTCAATGGAGTTGTAGAATCGGACATAACCATTAAATTAAACCAATCATTCGAATTATTATAATCTAAAAGAATATTATCTAAAGGTTCTATTCCATTATATTTTCCATCAGATCCTTTAGAATACATATCTGCTAAAATTGAAAACAAAACTACATTGAATAATTTTATATTTGGTATCTTATAAACATTATCTCTAGTCTCTTCTTGTTCTCCCCAAACTTTAGCATTTTTAATCTGTTTACCTTTTACAGCTAATGTTTTAAGAAAGTTTACATAATCTCTAGAAGTAACACAGCGGTCTAAAGAATAAAATATTTCTGGAGTATTAATCTTAATTGATTCTACATCTTCTATATCTGAACCACCAACAATATTTCTTCTTAAAGCAAATTTAATATGCGAGTTTGTAAAATTATTCCCAAATGTGTTTTGCTGACTTTCTACCTTTCTTCCAATAACACCCACAAAATTTCCAGCAGATCCTTTTGTTGCAAGGTATCTGATAAAAATACTATTAGAACCAGTAGCACCAATTGAAGAAATAATATCATCTGCAAATTTTAATTCTACAGTATCGTCCATATTTGTTTTTAATATACAATACTTTACATTTTTTCCAGAATCAGTCGCAGTTAATAAAGGTATAGTATAGTTATTTAAAAACGATCTTCTATCTATAATAAATTCTTTTTTAGAATCAAAATCTGTCATATTAGATACAAAAGAAGTTTCATCTAATCCTATAGCAATTCTAGTAGCATTCAAAGTCAAATCTACAGAACCATCACTTACATCAAATCCAAAATCATTTTCACCAAAGTAATCTGAAAATTCTTTATCATCAATTTTGTAAGTTTGATATCTTTGGTCGGATTGAGTATTATTACTATCTATCTGAATTGATTTCCTATCTGCTTGAATTAATTCTATAGGAGATCTATATTGTTCTGGAATTAATTCGGTATCAAAAAGCTGATATTCTTTTCCAGGTTCTGTAGAGTAAAATTCAAAAACTTTAAAATAATTTGGATTAGCAAAATTGTTTATATCAAGTTGAGTTAAAGTATATTGAATAGGAGTTTTTAAAAGAAAGTTTAAACCATTAAAAGAAAAATTTGAAAACTTATCTAATGAAATTATTTGTCCAGCAGATGCTCCATTAGGTAAAGACGTTAATGTCATTGTTATAGATGTTGTTGCTGGAATAGGTCTTCTAATAACATAACCAAGCATTTTAGAAATTTCTATAATAGATGATCTTAATTGAGCAGTTCCTGGAAAAGATTCTTGTGCTCGTCTTTCTATATAATAATTAGAAAAATCTGTCAATGCAGTAAACGCTTCAAGAATCATACTATACATTTGACTTTCAGAGAAATTAGAAAACCTAGAATCTTCTGAAAGTCTAGATTTAATTCTTTCCTTTATCTCATCATAAGTTAACTCTGTATAGTTTAAAAAATTTGTAGACATTCTTAAAATCCTATTTGTTCAATTTATTAATATTTAGTTATTAACATAATCTAAGAAACAAGTATCTGTAGAAATCTTTTTGAAATTAAACAAATCATCTTCAAAAATTATTTTATCATTTTTTAAATAAAACTTCATATATCCTAACATCTGCTTATAATAAGATATATCCAAATCAGAAAGTTTATCAGATCTAATTCCAGAAATGTTCGAAACTCTATTATTTGTAAGAAAGTATTCAAAAATTTTTTTATATTTTTCTAGTTTATATTTTTCACAAATAGTTTCTATATAATGAGATAATACTAAATTAATTCCAGAAACATTTACTATATTTTTTATTTCATTTTTATAATCAAAGTATCCATAAGAAATATAATGAAATTTATTTAATATTTGTATTGGTCCTGTCAATTCTCCATTTAAAATTAATTTTTCTAATCTTCTAGACAACTTATCTTGAAGTAATTTCTTTCCTTTTTGTTTTGGAGATTCTATATGATAAAAATGATTTACAAAACATTCTTTATTAGTCATCAAAATATAATTTCCGGTTCTATATAAACAATGAGAAATAAACGAATCTTCACCTCCCCAAGAACCATCAAATTCTGGATTGAATACTCTTTTGGAATTTGAAAGTTTTAAATTAATTTCTTGACAAAGTTCTATAGCATTTTTATTGAACGCAAAATTACAAGAATATGTAAAGATATTATCTAATGTTAAAAAGTTTGAAACAATAAGTCTAGAATTTTTATCAGTAAAAGAAAATTCATTAATCCATCTTTTATCTAATCTTTCATCTTCTTCCCATTCTCCACTTTCTTTTTGTTTATTTCTAGCTCCACAAGATACTATACATTTTTTAGATTGATTAATATTTTTTAAATGTAATTCGACTAATCTTTCAGAAGGTATACAATCACCATCTGTAAAAATTATCATTCTATAATCTTTATAAACTTTTTGTATATATTCTATTCCGAAATCTCTTGTCATTCCAGCAGAAAAATTTTCACCAAAATCTTTTACAATCCATTCAATTTTCAGTTTACAATTTGTGTTTTGCAAATTTTCTAAAGAATTATCAGCGCATCTATCCAAAACAAATAAAATCAAATCTGGTTTAATAGATTGATTTTCGTAAGCTTGTAAAATTTGTGGTATATGTTTTCCTTGATTATGAGAAGGAATGATTACAATGTTCATTAATCATATTTAGAAAACTATTTTTTTGTTAAATACACCAGGAGTTTGATCTGAATTTATTTGATACACAATTTTCAAACTTAATGAATTAGAAGATCTAGAAATATTCATAGAACATAATTCAGATAATATAGAAATCCTTTTTTCAAATTTTAATATTAAAGTAATAAGTTTATCCAATAATTTTTCAGCACTTTGTTCATCAAGACTTTCAAAAACAATTCCAGATAAAAATGAACCAAAGTTAGGTTCAAAAACTCTTTCATTTTGATCAGTCATTAAAATGCATTCTATAGATTGATTAATAGCTGCTTGATCCACAACATCAATTTCAGAAATAATATTTTTAGATATATCTAATGCAAAGTTTTTATCAAAATATTTCATTATTATTCTCCGCTATTTGGTGAAGATAATCTAATAACTGGCCTAAGATTTATTAAAGAATTTTCTCTTAGCCCTGGTGTTAAACTAGATTTTCTTGTATACATATTATTCTTTACTGTAGAAAGCTCATCCGAATTGAATGGGAGTGTTTGATTATCATTTGGAGTTCTGGTTTTATTAGATTCTGATTCTAAAGGTTCTCCATTTCTTCTGTTATGGAATAATGGTTTAGACGCAACAACAGGAGCTTCTAAAGTCGTTTTAAACGTATTCAATTCACTTCTAGCGTCTGATAATGATTCCGAAAGATCTGAATATAATTCTTCTTTAGCAATTACCCATTCAAAAGATAAATTTGTGGTTTGTTTTCTTTCTGTTTTAAACTTAGTCGAAAAGTCTTCAAAATAGTTTGTAGTAGAAACTTTAAAATCACATAAAGCAAATGTACAATCTAAATACGGAACTAACTTATCTAAAAATGGTTTAACTCTATCATTGAAAAAATCTTCATATTCATTAATCAAAGATAATAAAACTCTTCCCCAAACTGTATTTTCTAACCACCAATTTATATCCAAATATTGGTCAAACTTATTTGTGAAATCTAATAACTGAGAAATCAAAGACTCTACAACAGAATCTAATAATCCTCTTAAACTTAATCTACAAGCAACATATTCAAATAACTCAAACTTAGAATTAAATTGTAAAGGAGCTATTCCATATTTACTTAAGTCAATAGTTTTAATAGATTCTTTACCGAAAATTTTATCAAATAATTCTGGAGAAATAAATTTAGAAATCTCTTCCACGGCGGGAAGGCATTTGTAAAGATTCTGGCAGAAATCTTGACGAAAGGAATTGTTGTCTAGAGTTTGTAATCCTAGAAAGTTACTAATAATATCTCTAACATCTCTAATAGTAGAAAGTAATCTTCTTATAATAGTATTTTTAATTCTGTTTATTAATGCTTGTATCTTAGATATTATTTTCCTAAGAAATGAAGAAAGATAATCTACTAAAGTTATAATAGATCTCCAAGTCTCTCTTAATACATTACAAACATTTTTTTCATTACTTGACATGTAGTTATTTATTTAACATTTGCTGGTAAAGATGGTGTAGGAATAGAATTTGGAATATTAACTCCTAAACCAACTAATCCAACTTTTATTTGATTAATTTCTTTTGCAAGTATAATCAAAGCTTCGTGGACATTTGTTGTCAATTTCATATCAACTTTTAATAATTCTAAATCTTCTGGAATTTGGGTTTTAAATCCTATATTAGAAGCTCCATCAGAATTTAAATCGCGTTGAGTAAATCCTTCTTGATAACTTTTTAAAATAGTTCTTGTTAAAACATCTACAAAAATTTCTAAAGGTGCTGCTTCATTTGGATTTCCATTAATATCTTTAAAAGTTTTTATAGAAGTATCAGTTGGTTCTCTATGTTTTCTTGCTTCTGAAAGATAATCTAACAATCCGGATTCTTCAAACAATTCTAAAGCATTTTTTAAAATTGGATTATAAGCATCTAAAATATTTCCATATTCATTATTAATATCTTCCGCTATTGACATTTTAAACTCCTATCAATCCATTTCCAGGACCAGCCGTTTCTTTTCCTCTGGTTTTTCCAGTCATATCTTCATTAGCTTTAATATCAGCTTCAATTAATTTTTTTTCATAATCTATTCTATTCTTTTCGTAACCCGAAGATATTGTTCCAAATATTGGTTCTTTCATAAAATTTCCAAACTTTAATTCTATATTTTCTAATTCTTTATTCTTTTGTTCTTGAATTTTTGCTAAACCTAATTCTAAATCTTTAGCTTTTTGTTCAAGTATGATAGAATTATTTGTTAAAGTTGCTGCTAAAATTTGGGCTTGAGAATCTATAGAAGAATATTTTTTAGCAATCATTTCAACATAAGATGCTGATGTTCTAATATACTTTGCTTCAACTTGTGCTTTCATTTTATTAATTTGAATTTCATTTTCAACAGAATCTTTAGCAAAACCAATTGGATTCAAAATTCCTGTTACTAATCTTCCTTGATGTGGAATTCCTAATAATGGATCAAATGGAAGACAATTAAAAGGACCACCATTAGGATCTGGAACAACACTCATGAAAATAACTTTGTTTGGATCATTTCCTATAGATACTGAAAATGTTTTTGGTATATCTGTTTTATTATCTTCTACATCAATCGTCTCTGTTGCTATTGTTGCTGGAATTAAATTTATAGTATTTGCTATGATATTATTTTCTATAGATTCTTGGCGATTTTCTGTTCGTGATTTTATTACGGTTCTATCACCAGTTATAATATTAAATTCTCTATTAGTTTCAAAAGAAATATCATCTAAAGATTTTGTAGTAACCGATCCATTTGAAATTAATGTTACATCAGAAAATGCAGAAGTTGTATGTTGTTGAGTTGCTAAAGAAAAATTTCCAAGTTTATCATCTATAGAAAAATTTCCTTTGATATTGATTTTAGCATCACCGTTTTCAGAAGACTCATTTGTTAATTCTATATCACCATTTTCAGAAAACTTCATCAAAACTCCGGCAGCAGTTTGTAATGAAAATTCTCCTTTAAATCTATTAACCTTTAAATAATCTCCATTTTTAGTTTCATAAAGAATTACCGAATCTGGATAATCTTCTTGATAATCTGCTTCAAAATCTAAATGTTGTCTATCTAAAACTTTTCCGGAATAAATCGGTTCATATATATCACCATCATCAAATTTAACATAAACTATAGTACCAATTTCAGGAACCATAAAAGATCCCTTCTCAGAAAAGTTTAAAGAAAATTCTGGAATAGACCAAGGTAATTCTTCTGGTAATAATTCATCGTGTAGTCCGTGAATTCTTATTTTGCATCTTCCGAGTCTTTCTGGATCTTTATTATCTAAAACCTGACCAATATATTGTTTTTCATATATATCATCTTTTTCAGGCAGATCATAAAGATAGGAATTTAATACTTCTGAAATATCTTTTTTTAATTCTTGTTTCACTTTGAATTTGCCTCAATAAGATTTAAATCAATTCCCTGTATATCTGATGTATTTATTCCTCCTCTAAACAAAGTCAAATTCATAGAGTATAATCCATCTTTTTTAATATCATGAGAAATACCACCAACGATATATTCTCCAGAATTTACTTTATCTATATTTGGAATTCCTGTTTTCATTCTAGAAAGATTATCATAAATTAACATAATAATTTTATCACCAAGATTTAATTTAAGATTTGGATTAACTGAAATTTGCATATAGCTATTAAAAAATAAATTATCTATCAATATATTTTGAGTTTTCGCTAACAGATAATTTTCATGACAATTTTTAGACAATGTATTATAAGTTATTCCATTTACAAATTTCTTAACATTAGATTTATTTTGAAAAGATAATTTAGATAACGGTCCAAAATTAAATGAAAGTTGATAATCAAAAAAGTTTCTAAAATCAAAATATGTAAAATCTATACCATAACCATTTTTCTTGTTCAAAACACTTGCAATATTTTTTGTTCTTATATCTGTTTTATAAAATAATGTTTCTGTATCTTTTCCTAAACTTTCTTTAAATTGTTTCAATACGTTATCATAACCATTATCTAAAAATGCATAATCATTATTAATTGCTAAGAATTTAGATTTTTTAGAAGTCTTTGTTTTAATAGATGAAAATATTGCTTCATTATTACGATTAAAATAGAATAAAGGTCTATCTTCTATGTTTACAAAAGATCTTTTTAATAAATGATTTCCAAAAGAATAGTCACAAATATTACTCTGAATCCAAATTTGATTATCTTTAGATTCTATTTCTTGAATATATTTCACACCAGCATTATTAGAAATCTGTTTTAAAATTTCGGATACAGTCTGATTCCTAAAAGATCTAGATCTAATTGGATAAAAATAATCATTAGTTTTTTGTAATGCAATAAATCTAATAGCATATAACATTCCATCATCTGCCATAGATCTTTCAATTTCAAATACGTTGATTGAGAATTCCATTTTAACTTTTTCTAAATCATTATTCTTAGAAAATTCTATAGTAACTGGAGATTCATCATACAAAGGAGATATTTCTACAAGAGTTCCTATATCAGTTAGTACACATTCTAAAGTAACAATTCTATCAAAAATCCATTCTCTTAAAACTGAACTTATGATATTTGTTGTTTGTATTTGTATTCCATTTATGGTCATCTTTAAATCATATTGCAGACCTAAATTTTCTTGATTAAATTCTTGATTCATAGTTTCTCAAGTTGTGTTTTGTTAAATGAATAAAACTCTTGTATATCTAAAATGTTTGGAATATTTATTAACATACCAACTTTGTACGCATTTGGAAATTCTAATTCTTGTTCATATGAAATAGCAAAATCATTCCAAACATCTTCAAACTCTGGATTAATTTTTAATATGATCCACCAATATTCATCCGTACCAAAAACTTTTCTAGAAACTAAATCTGGACGCATATAATCTTCATATTGTAATCTATACTGTGTAAATGGTCTTTTAAATTTATAAAACTGAAAAGTATTCAATAAGAAATCCTTTTCACCATTTACAGTTTTTATAAAGTTTGATCTTAAATAATTTCTCATTAGAATGTACCATTGAAATTTCTAATTGTTCCAGTAGGTCTTCCATATATATTTGCTGTCGATCTATTTGTGTCGGAGGGCGCAGAATTGGCTACCGATGCCTTTATTCCGGGGATCGTTGGTAAAGCTGGAGTATTCTCTGCTTGAAGCTTCTCTGGTTCTTTTGGTCTACTATCATCAAATGAAACTCTATTACTAGAATTTGTTAAGTTTAATCCTGATCCAAAAACTCTTTCATCTCTTCCTTGAGAACCACTTTCCAAAGAAGCTGAATTGAAAAGAGATTGTAAAGTAACATCAAATTCTGCATATAATGGAACACCTACACCAGAAAATTCTTTAGAAAATTTTACAGAAACTGTTTTAACAACCATCATATCTTTTTCAAAAAAATTACCAATCTTTACATTACACACAGGAGGCTTTTTAGATGTTAAGTTATCTATTCGTAAAACTTTCAAAAAATCATAAGAATTTACAACAACATTTCCAGCAGCATCTAAAGTAGCACCAGGAATATCAGATACGTTTTGAGCATTTTTATATGGCTCTATTATATCTTTTAAAAATTTACCAACTCCATTTACAGCATTATTACCGGCTTCGTGTAAACTAGGAAAATTTAACAAAGCATCATTTCCAACTCTTGGTAAAGTAGCGTTTATTAAAGCATTTGCTACAGAAACTGGATTTGTAATTCCTTTATAAGATGCTTGTCTATTATCAGGATCATCTTTAGAACTATCTGTAGAAAAACATCTAAAAGAAATATCTACAGAAGGAGAATCACCATTTACATACATTTTCTTCGTAAGGTATCCATAATTCATTAAATTTCTCTGAGACTCATCTTCTAAAATTCTTAATAAAAGAGAGTCTGGTTTAGTTGGATTGAATATATTTGTATAATTTCCATTAGCAGTATATTCAAACTCTTTACTTAAATATCCTATAACTGTACCAAAAGTTTTTCCACTATTATTAAATCCAAGCAATTCCATCCCATTTTCATCTGTGAATGTTATTTGAACTTTTAATTCATCAGCAGCTTTTGGAAAATTCTTTGCTCTGTTATATATAGAAAATGATTTGGATCTGTTCAATTTTTAATTCCTACAAGTTATATTTTTCCGAAACAGCATTCGCCATAGCTGGTATAACATTATTTAGCAAGAAATCTGAATCTACAACATCTACATTTTGTTCATTAGTTTGTTTATATTGTTGTTTTACAGATTCTATTCTAGCTTGTTCTACAGATTTTTGAAACATATTTTGCATAGCATCTAATCTTGGAAACCATCCTTTATGTTCTGCTTGGGTGGCATCTTTAGCAATAGATCTTAAGTGTTTTTGTCTTCTAAGTTCTAAAAATTTATTAACATCTCCACCAGATTCTTTTAAAAATCTTCTTGCGTCATTTGGACCCATTATTACATTAGTGTCAAAATAAACATATGCTAACGCCGGATCTTCTATATTTTCAGCACCGCCTTTATAATAATGTTCAAAATAAATCTTTTTAGCTTCTTCTAATGTTATATCTTTTACTTCAGTCACTTTTGGATTCACTTCTTTACCAAATGCGTTCCAAGTGCTTTGAGTTATTCCAAATTTAGTTTTTCCACCCTTATCAGATTTTCTATCACTATACCCACCTTCAAATTTATGTAACTGTTTCATAAATGCTTCGAATCTAACTGACTTATCTTTTAACTGAGAAAAATCAATCATTTCTAAACCAGTCATTTTAATATTTTTTGGAAATACTGCTGTGAATGTTGTTTGTTGTGGCGTAAAAAATTCTATTAAACCTTGAACATTAAAATTATTAATCATCTTCTTAAAAGACTTGTTAATTCCTTCAAAAGTTTCTTCTAATACATATTCTTGATTTCCAGATTTTTCTCTATATGCTTCCACACCTTTTTCACCAACTAAGTATGTATTATTTTTCTTAACAGCCCCACCATCTTTTCTAGGAGTAATTTCTTTAAGATTTCCTTGATAGTCTTTAATTTTAGGTCTTCCATTTTCTAAAACTAATTCTTCAGATTTGTTTCCGGATTTTAATTTATATCTTTGAACACCATCTGAACTTTTTTGAATTTGTTCTATTCTATTTTTTCCAGAATAAAACGATAAAGATTTTCCAGAAGAGTCTTTTAAAACTTCCCATTCATCTGTAGAATAATTTTTAAATTCCCAATTACCATTTTTAATATTTGGTCTTAATAATAAAAGTTGATTCTTCTCACCTTGATCAATTAAATCTTGAACTCTCGCTGCTTTTTGTTGAGTTTGAATTATTGTATTAGATTTATCAGACATTATAGAATCGAAATTATTTGCAGTATAATCTAAAAACATTCCTCCAGCCATCAACAACCATCCAATCGGACCTGGAATAATAGCACCAGCAATATTCATTAAATTTCCAGTAGATCCTAAAACCGTTTTGAAAATCACATTATTAGCACTTACATTATCACCAGCAGCTTTGAATTTTTTATAATCAGCTATTCCAGATTTTATTCCATTAATTAAATCATATCCAGATTTTAAAACTATACCAACTTTTAAAAGTCTTCCTACACCAACTTTTTTAACTAAATTCTTTCCTTTAGACAAAACGCTACCAATACCTTTAATAGCACCTTTACCTAATATTTTACCACGACCTAAAACACTCCCTAAAGCTCCACCAAGAATTCCATTTAATATTCCTGATTTATCACTATCTATTGGTTTAACAGTTCTCGGTATAACTTTATTAAAATTTAATTTATCTCGAATACTTTTTAATGTCTTTAATTTCTCTTCTTGAACATCATCTACAGAATCATCTCTTTGAAAATTTTCTTCAGATTGTTTCTTAGTTTGAATTGGTTTAACAATATTTTTTATAATATCTTTTGATTTAACAGAAGAAACATTTTTAGAAACTAATCTAGAAACATTTAATATAGAATTGGTAATCTTCTTGTCTATCAAATCTAAATCTATAATTTCTTTTTTATCTTTTCTCTGCTCTAATTTAATCTTAGAAATTTCGTCTAAAATAGAACTTAACTCTTCTTCTTTCATTTCATTTATTTTAGAAAGAATATCAGAAATCTTTTTATTATTTCTTACAAGATTATCTATAGAACTTTTATTAATATTCATTATCCAAACACATCCGAAAGATTTGCAGTCTTAGTTTTGATAGAATCTTTTCTAACTTTTAATGAATTCGCAAAAGCAGGAACAAATATATCTGTCCAAAATTTTTTATCTAATTCATTCTTAGGAACATCATTAGAAACTTGTTTAATATTAAATTCATTTTCTATAATAATATCAGATTTTGGAACATTTACTTCAGGAGCTTTATATTTACTTGCAATATCAAAAGGACTGGTAGTAATTTTAATAGGAGAAACTTTATTATTAACTTGAGGTTTTACTAACGTTTTGATATTTTCAAGTTGATTAGATACAATTTTCCCTATATTATTTTTTACACCTAATATAAGATCTTTAGCTTTTCCTGAATATTCTAATACCCAATTTTTTATTCCATTATATATGTTTGAAAGTTTATCACTAATATTAGAACCAAAATCCTTAAATGTAGTATTAAATTTAGATATAAGACTTGTTAAATTTTTCTGAAAACCTTTTCTAAAATCTTGTAAAATAGAAATTAAATTATCACTGATTCCTAAATTCTTCTTAATATCAGGATTTTTTAACTTATGATTTGGAATTATCATACCATTATCTTTCGGAGTAAAAACTTCTGGTCCATCTTCACCAACAAGATATGTTTTTCCAGTTCTAACATTTCCTCCAAATTGTCTTGGTTCAATTTCTTCAGGTTCTTCGTTTAATAATTTATAAGCACCTAAACCAGCAACACCAGTTAAAGCAGCACCAGCAACAACAGGATTCTTTGCGAATTTAAGAACCTTTCCAGCCTTTCCTAGAGCCTTTGGAATCTTCTTGAGCACTTTCCCACCAACACCTCCCAAAAGTCCTCCAGCGGCCCCAGAACCTATTCCAAGGGCATTAGAAATTGTTTTGGAAACATACTCTCCTAAACCATTTGTCAAGAAATCAAAAAGTCCTCCGGAACCTACCATAGAAAGATCAGAAATCTTTTTATCAATTTCTTTTAATACTTTTAATTGTTCAGTCTGTATATCATCACCTTCAGACTTTCTTTGATAATCTAAAAGTGATTGTTTTTTTAAAGTTCCTGTAGAAGATATATTTTTTCTTTCTAAAGTCTTTACTGCAATTTTTGTTATTAAATCTTTTGGAGAAATTGAAACTTTAGAAATCTTTTTACCAGAATCTATCAAAGAAGATAATAAAAGTTTCTTATTAATTAAAGTCTTTCGTTTTTCTTTCTCTATAAGATTTTCAGTTTTCTCAGTCTCTTTTTTAATTCTCTTTAATTCTTTTTGAGCATCCTTTATCTTTTTTTCATTCTCTAAAATCTTTTTCTTTTCTTGAATAATACCCTCTACAGACTCTAATTCCTTTTTGGATAAGTCTTGTAGAGTTGACATCATTTCATTTAAAACTTTAGCAATATCATTAGGATTAGTAGCCATAATGATATTTATTTAAAACCTAGTTCCATCTGCTATATTAGTTTGTTTTTGAGTTTTTGATTCTAAAAATTTCAAAAATCTATTATATTTCCATTCCATTTCATACCAATCTATATTATCAAAATATGGTATGTTTAAATTCATTCCTAAAGTAAATTCTATTTCTAAAATTTCATCAAGACTTATATCTGGGAATAAAGAAATCGGGTTGAAAGCTGGCGGGTACCTTGCTGACCTCCTTACAATCTGAATAACCACAAGTAGCATTTAATTCCGGAACAATTCCAAAATCCATTCCTAAAACATATGAATTAATTCTAGCATAGTTCTGTGGATCATCTTCTAAAGAGGAAATAAATTCACATGCTTGTTTTATCGTAACTTCTTTCCCATCAATTGTTTTAATCATTCCAGCAATAGTTACAGTATCATCATCAAATTTTACAACATAATTTTTCATAGAATCTATAAATCTTTGAATCTTTTCTTCATCTTTAATTTTAGGAAAATCAAATGTTAAAACAGTATCTCGATTTAATAATTTCAACTCTTTTAATTCAAACCCATCTTCTAAATATGTAGTTTCAAAATCATCTATATTAAATCTATACTCTGTCTTTCTTCCACAATGTTGACAAATATAAGATGTTACGAAATTCGCATCAGTATATGTATTAGCTCTTAACCAAAAAATTAAATAAAGTTTATCAGCAACATATAATTCATCTATTTCAATTCCTTTTATACAATTCTCTAAAACACTCTTTATAATAGAATTGTAATTAACTTCATTCATAGTTGTCAATTTCTTTATCTCAGAAACTTTCATAGGTCTTCCAAAAATCTTAGTTCCTTCTGGATATAAAAGAAATCTAGAAGGAAGATCAGTTATTTCATAAAAATTTCCTTCTAACTTTTGAACTGGTTTTTGTATAGGAGTTTCAATAGTTTCATCAATATCAATCATTCTAGGTCTAGCCATATTAAATTACCTCAAGGTTAATTATATTTATTCTGGATATTCTGGTGGTCTTGTATCGATTCCTTCCTGTTCTGGAGAATCATAATTAGGATCCCAATGAGCTTTACCATAATACTTTACAAAATGATCCGCATTAAAAGTAATATCATAAACAATTTTTTCATTAGTATCGTAAGAATAAGTTGGTGTAGATGATTTCAGATAAAAACAATTATTGAAAACATAAGTACAAACATTCACACCATCACTTCTATGAACAGAAACTATAATATTATCTATAACAGATTCTGCAATAGAATTATAATATCCATTTGGTTTTATAATAAGTCTTGTTAAATTGTCTATTAAATTTGAAATAGTACCAATATCATCTTCTTCAAATTTCATAGTAAACTCAAATCCATTATGATCTAATACAGGAAAAGATTTTATAAAAGATCCAATCCTATATTCTTCCTTTTTAAATTCATAATTAGGAAGCTCTACAGAAACTGCATGATACTCTGATAAATTAGATCCTTGTAAACTATTACTTAAATCAAATCTAACTAAAAAATTATAAGATCTTTGGATAGTCTTTCTCGTAAAAAAGGACCGAGTCGCATTTGTAACTGGTCCTTGTGAACGATTTTCATTAAAGAGATTCATTAAACACCCTTATTGAATTTATTCTTTTACTCCAGGATTTGTTCCAGGAACTTGATTAGAACCACCTTGATCATTAAACTTAGGATCTTCTTTTCCATAAGTCCAAAAATCATATTGTAAAGTGATTGTAAACTTAACACCATCTGATGCTTGAGAATAATCTACATTTACTTCATTAACATTTTGTAACCAAGCATTTACGAAATAATATTTATTCTCTTCTTCAGTATTATCAACTCTAAAAGCTTTGATAACAACTAAATCACAAATACCATCAGTAGCAATGTTCCCGCCAGCATTTCCGCGTTTTCTAGAATAATTTGCATGACCATCATATAAATTGAAAATCTTCTGTTGCCATGCATGAATAAATCTAGCAACACCTTGAGATTGGGTTTCCTCAAATGTTACATCTGTAGTTCCAGTAAATACGGGCTTTCCAGGAAAATATTGTTTCATAGCTCCAAAATTAGATTCTATGACTTCATTTCCTCTAGAAGGGATTGTAAAAGATCTTGCTCTTAAAGTAACATCTTCTTCACCCCAACCAATTAAAGCACCAGCATTCTTAAAAGTAATTTCATACAAATAATTATGCTGAACATCCGCAAAATTTCTTATCTTTCTTCCTTCAATATACATACCAGCCATGATTAAGCTCCCTCGTTTACATTTACAGAATCAGCAGAAATTATAACACTTAACTTGATAAATTCAATTGTATAAGTAGGCTGAACGTGAATATCTACATTTAAAATATTCTGAGCAATTGTAGCAGAAGTATTATTAGAAGAATCACAAACAACCCTATAACTTTGAACACCACCACCAGATTGAACAGTTTGCATAAAAGCATTCAATAATGATGAAACTCTTTCTCTAGCCTTTACAGTGTTTCCTTGGAATAAGAAATTGTTTAAAATAGCTTCTGAATTGTTCTCTACATATATTAACATCTTTCTAACATTTAATCTATCTCTAGCAGTCTTCTTAAGTTGTGCAGTCTTTTGTCCCCACATAACATTACCAACACCATTTAAGAATTTTACAGTATTTAAATTATATCTTTCGTATAATGGACCAGCAACTGTATGAGTCAAATTAACATTCTGAACACCACTTGGTAGAATTCCTCTTTCAATACCAGCAGGAGCTTCCCAAGGATTTGAAACTCTATCAGTTCTTAATGAAATAGCACCAGCATAGATATTATTTGGTAAATAAACTCTTGAAGAATTATATCTATCCAATACTAAATTCCATCCAACATATTTTCCAAAGTAAGAAGGATTTGAAGCTATCGATACTAATGAAGCATTATTCTTAATACTATCAAAAGTAACTGCTGTCAAATTACTCGCTTGAACATATCCAGTAAAATCTAAACGTCTTCCAACTAATGAATCTACAACAGCAACTTCAGTAGGATCAGAATACGAATTCATAGTTCTTGGAATAACTATAGCAACTGATAATGGAGAAGTTTCCTTATTTTCAAAAATGCTCCAAATAGTACTAGCATTCAAAGCACTTAAAGAACTAGCATTAGCACCACCACTAAATCCTATTCCAGATGTGGTAAATGCTGGTAAACTTCCATCAGTCTTATTAGAAGTGACATAAACATATTCCGAAGAACCATTTACAACATCCTCTACATATAAACTATTTCCCTGATTATCTAACATAGTAAAATCTGTAGAACAATAAAATACTTCTATAGGTGCCGCAGAAACAGAAGCCCACCAAGTACTATCAAAAACCTGATTATCAACCTTTGTAAAAACTTCTACCTTAAAGATTTTGTCAGATCTCTTGTTCGCAGATACTCCAACATCATCATAAAATTCTCCCCAATCAAATTTTGCAGATAAAGAAGTGGCAGAAACTAAATTGGTATAAACTGCAACAGCAAGATTATTACCATAAATTCCTGGACCCTTTGCAGAAAATCTTAATCCAGAAGGCGTTCCATTAAATGTTCTTAAATCGTAATTATCTGTTACAGTATTCCCTTCAGTATATCCAACTAATTGAGGATATGATGTAGAAGGTGCAGCAGACATTACAGAAACTGATCCAGAATCTGTTGAAGATACACTTGTAGAAATTGTAGTGTTGGAATACTTTTCAGTTCCATCAGTCAATCTTACATAATATAAATTCGAAGTCTCTCTCAAAGCCTCTATACCAGCATAAATTCCATAATCTATCGCAGAAACTAAAGGAAATGATCCCGAAACAATAGGAAAACCAAATGTGTTGATTAATCCCGCTTCATTGTTTACCAAAATTTTTGAATTAGGAATACCCTTCAAAGCTCGACCCATTACCGCAGCTACCGAAGTGTTATCATTCACCACAGCATTCGATATGTCAATCTCTTGTCGGTATACTCCAGGATAAGACATGTTTACCATTTTTTCTCCTAAATCTTATTTAAAATTATTTATCTAAAACTATTTTCCTAATATTTATCTAGAATAGTTTTAGATAGACTTTAGAAAAAATTGTCAAAATCATTAGAAAAATTATTGTAATTTTGCTGAGAATATCCAGGATTGTATTCCGGATTGTATGAGAAATCATTTGAGGAAAAAAATATAGGCTTCTCTTCATCTAATTGATACTTTTTATCTACGCTTTTTACATCACTTCTTCCATTTTCTATAGTATCATAAAATGGTGTTTTTAAATAATACAAACCCCAAACAAGTGCCGTAACAGTATCATCATTTTCATTTTGTCCTGCTGCATGAAAAACATTAGGGCTTATTTCTGTATATCGTCCTAATTCTTTTATAGTATCATAATCATTTATCTTTAACCAACCATTTTCGATATATTCTTTTAATAACATATTTCCTTCTAGTTTCGTTTTTTTTGTTGCTCTTATCCCCAATCCTTTGACATCACAATTTAATAATCTATCGCACTCATATTCATAAAAAACCTTATCACATACTAAAGATCCTATATCATTATTTTCTATCATAATATAAGATTTATTATAATAATCTGAAACCCCTATAATAATCTGACAAAAATTATCTGGACTAATTGTATTATTTCTATATATAGCAACTTGTTCTAAAGAATGAAGATGATCTATTCTTAAAACTTGAATTGTAGAATAATCATCAGATGTGCCTTTGGCCGGATCTACAGAAACTATATATTGACATCCATCTTTTGGTTTTTCATAAATTGTAAAAGATGTTCCATATTTATAATCAATTGGTGGTTTTGTAATAATATTTTCTAAAACATCACCATCAACTAATGTATTACTACTACCAGCAAAAATACATCCAAATTCCTGTCGCCAATTCTTTTCAGACATATTCATTCTAGTTCTTTCAGCCCAAGCTTCATCTCTATCAGGTCTGGATTTCCATGTTATTTTAATTGGATAAAAATCATTTCTACCTTCTACAGCATCTTTATAAATGTTATAAAAATGATTAAGACCATTTGGTGTTGATACTATAATTATCTTACTTTTTTTTCCTGAAGAAATAGTAGGCAAAATTGAATTCCAGAAAGTTTCGAACAAACCATTTTGTATAAAGGCTGCCTCATCTAGAAGTAATTCTGAAATTGAGAAACCTCTGATACTATTACTACTAGTAGATCCTGCAATAATTTTTACATTATTTTCTAATGTTAAACTTTTTTTATTCCATTCCTTAACACCTTTTTGTAACCATAGTGGAAAATTTTCATATGCCATTTGTATTCTGGAAAGAATTTCTTGGGCGGTCGCTTCTTTATTTGCTAGGATTGCAAAAGTACTATCTTTATCAAATAATAATTTCCAACAAAAATATATCGAAGCTGTAGTACTCTTTGACATTTGGCGGGCGGATAACAAACAAACATGTCTTTTATTGTTACCAGGAGTTTGAAATGCTTTTAATAACTTTTTTTGGAAGTCCCACAATTGTATTATTTTTCTACCTTCGTCAATAGTTTGTATATAAAAATAATGTTCCGCAAAATATATAATATCATTTTTGCATTTTATATACTCTTCAATTTCATGTTCAGTCATTGCAACTTTCTCACCCTCACCTCTAAGACTAGGATTTCCTAAAAACATTTTATAATTTCTCCTTAATAACTGGTTCAAATCCCCATCCAATTTCTTTCCAAGTTTTTCCTATATCATTTTCTGAAATCTTTGGATCTTTTATTGCACTTTGTTTTGCGATTTTATTTTCATTTTTTGCTAAACATCTATCGCGGATACATATAATAGAATTTCCAGTAGCTTCAGATGCTGATTTTAGGGAATCAAATTTTCCAAAAGGTGTTACCCAATATCCTTTAAATTCTTTATTATCAACTCCTTTATTTTTTCCAATAAGAGATTCTGAAATATTTTTACAAGTTTCTTCAGATCTTTTCATTCCTCTATGTTTTTCAGCAGTCTTTCTAATCTTCTCTGGATTCCTGTTAGTAACTTGATTCCATTCATTAGTTCGACCTTTAAATAACTTCGACAAATGGTCTTTGAATTCTTCAGATTTTGGAACTCCTTTATTTGTACTATTTTCAGACATTTTTTGTTTGGCTTCTTCACTATGTGTTCTTCCAGTGTTAATAGTTTTCAAATATTCTTTCGTCTCATCTGAATGAGTTTTACCAAAAAATGGATTATTTTCTCCAGAAACATTTTTAGATAATTCGTTCCATTCTTCTTCGGATAATGAATCATAATATTCTAACATCGAATTAGAAATTTTTTCTCTAGATTCTTCTGTATGAATTCTACCAGTACTTTTTTGTCTTAATATTTCCTTAGTTTCATCTGAATGATGTTTTCCAAAGAATGGATTTATTTCAGTGAGTTTTCCACCATGTCCACCTAAAGCTATATTATAAGTTTGTTCATTTTTTACGAACTCTTCATTCACTATTTCTCTTTCTTTTTCAAATGCTTCTTCAGGAGTTTCGAATTCAAATAAAATTTCTCTTGTAAATGATTCTTTTCCATATTTTTCTATAGCTTTTGCTAGAATATATCCTGAACCTAGATATGAATCATTTTGAATATTTTCTGATTTATGGACTCCTACATAATATTTTCCATTTTCTTTATTTGTTGTTTTATAGACGTAATGCATTATTATACCTCACATTCGAATTCTTGTTTAAAATATTTTATCCCAATACTATTCATCATATCTATTTTCCAATTTTCATCTCTTAGTTCATCTAATGACCATTTTGATATGCATTTTGAGAAACCTATTTTTTCACAATTTTCATAGAATTCTTTATGAGAAGGAATTGCAGAAGTTACTATATGAAATTCTTTAGAAAATGCGTATGTGTGAATAAATTCTTCTAATTGATTTTTAGAAATATTAGGATTATCTAGAAAAACTATTTTAGAATTCATTCCTCTTTTTGGAGTTCTAAAATCTGATACAAAGATAGATGAATTTTTGAATTTTATTTTATCTTGGAAAATTTGATAAGTTTGAAATTCTTGTGGAAGATATTCTAAAGAGAGTTTTAAACTATATAGAGTATCTTTAGGTCTTTGGGAATGAATTACTACATCTTCATTTTTTATAAGTGCTTGGTAAATTGTCACAAGATTTATTAAAGTAGATCCACCAGATTGTCTAGAAATTAAATCTAAAGATCTTTTGTTTTGGAAATTTTGTAATATATTATTTTGCACACCATTTAAATTTACTCTAGTTAATCCTGAATCTATAGAACCTGTTATACAATATTCTTTTACGAAATTTTTAAAATCTATCATGAATCACCTCAAATTAATTTATTCAATGTCTTCTTAGAATTTTTCTTTGTTTAATTTTCTTCAATTTCTTTAAATGTTCTTCTACAAAATGATTTTCTAAGAATTCCATTAGAAGATCTTTAGCAAATTCAAAAGACTCTTCATCGAAATTTAATCTATAAACATCTTCTACATCACGATTTTTCCAAAAGACTAAATCAAAATATTTACAAAAGATATGAGTAGAGATTTTCATATCGTTTCCTTGATATACTACAACTCTATAATCTTTTTTAGTTTCAATTTCGAAGCATTTATCTGGTCCAATTATCTCTCTAATAATTCCATCTATCGCTATTTGATTAAATTCTCTTTGAAACTTATGTTCATTTTTCATTAAATTCCTTTTTTAAATTTTCTATAATCTGGTTCATCTTTTGTGATTGGGTATATTTCAGAGTCTCCCCAAAATTCGAAAAATCTTAAATCTTTATCTTGGAGTTCGTTTGTGATTTTCCATTTCTTTTGTTCTAGGTTTTTAGCATTTTCTTCTTCAGTTTTGAATTGTTTAAGTTCTTGATAAAATTTTAGATTGTTAAAGAATTTGATTAGCTTATGAGTTTTTGAATCTCTTACACCATACCCTATTCTAAAAGTCATTTCTTCAGTTTCTGTTAAGTATTGAATATGTTCTTGGAATTTCACTTGATGACCTTTTCTAGAAAGTCTTTGATTTCTTGTCTAGAGCTTTCTGTGATATCTTCATTATAAATTCTAGAAACCCATTGTCTTGTTATATTATCTCTATTTTGTAGAACGTTAAAAAGACAATCTTGATCTCCTTCATCTAAAAGCATTATCAACTTATCAAACCAGGATTTTTGTTGAGTTTTAATAGTATCTTTATCCAACTTTCCAAAATAACCTTTTTCGTAATAAGTTTCAAAAACTGATTCGAAGATTATTGATTTGTCTGTGATATTTCTATAATAAAAATGTTTAAAACTCATTTATTAATCTCTCTTAATTTTAATTATTTAGTCAACTTTATTTTATCTGATCATCAATTTCAAAATCTACATCTATAGAATCTATTCTTCTATTATTTTCAGCATTTTTAATCATATCATCTAAAGATTTTGAATCTAACATATAAACATTATTTTGAACATTGTTTGTGATGGTTCCTGTTTTAATTTGGTAAGATTGTTCTAAACGTTTTTGAGCAATGTTTGTATTAATAACATCCATATTAAGTATTCTAAGTTCTTTAATTGCAGTCAAAATCTTTTCTGAAAGCATACTATAACTTTCTATTTCGCTTGCTTTACATCCGGGTTTTAAAAAATTATCTTCAAGAAATCGTTTCGCATGTTGCATAGAAGAAATCATTTCCATTAATTCCATTTTGAGATAATCTTTATCTTCTAAAGTTGCATATTCATTTGCATTTACGGTTTTAGCTTGAATTATTTTAGAATCAAGTTTTTCTATAGCTTTTGGAATATCTGCTGTTTTGAATGTGGTATTTAAAGCTTCTGCAATTCCATCGATTTTTTCCATACTTATTCCTTCATTAATTTTATCCAATAATTTAGATCAAGCTTTTCTCTAGACTTATTTAGTAAGCTTTCATATTCATTTATTAAAAGTTCTTCGGAAAGTTCATCCCAAGAATTTAAAAACAAAATAGGTAGATCTTCAAATGATTTTAATTTAGGATGTTTTAAAGTTATCGGGATAGCATTTAAATAAAGAGATTCCCAATGTCTGTAGCAATCTGGTCTCATTCCATGTGGTGATATAACATATTTTGATTTAGCAATATTTTCTAAATATTTTTCTATAGGTTCTTTCTCAAAATAAGTCACAAAAGAATATTCTGGTAATAATTCTTTTCTAGTAAATTGTGAATACTGAGAAGAACATAAAATAGTTTTTTCTAAATTCTTTTCTAAAGTTTTTTCAATTAAAGAATCGGTATTATCTTGAATTCCTAAAGGTAAACAAAATACATTTTCCGATTCTTCACAATTTCTTTGAAAAAATTTTTTGTCTGGATAATTATTAGTATTTTGATAATTAATATCTTGATGAATTTTTACGACTGGTTTATTATCAAAATGTAAAGAATCTGTATTTTCTAAAATTTGAATATTATTTTTTTCACATGATTTTATATAATTACTTAAATTTATCATAATAATCTTACCTTCCATCCACCAGCATATAATCCTGATGATAATTTTATACAAAGATATAAAGAATTTGCAGATATCAATAATTCTGTAGTATAACTCGAAGATGAAGTATTCAAACCTGCAGTGATATCAGATTGTATATATCTATTTTCACCAGAGTAATTAAATATCATAATAAATTTTCCAGGTCTAACACTATCAGATAATGTTATTCTTGTCGCAGAAGTACTTAAATCTGAAAATGCTAAAAATCCAGGAGAAATATCTGTAACAGTATATGAAGTAGAATTTACCCAAGTAGGTTCTAAAACTTGACCAACATTAAATTTTGTTAATGCTGAAAATGTTGCGGATGAATTAAATTGAGATGTATCTTTTAATGTTATCGGATCATTAAATATCACATTATTATTAAACACACTAGTACCATAAAATTGAGAATAATTGTAGTTATATAAAGAATAAATATCCACATTTTTTTTAGTTCCTAAAAATGTATCTCCTTTACTTTGTACAATATTACTATTAAAATAACTTATACCATTAAATGTAGAATTTTTATTAAACGTCGATACTCCATTTATATTTAATGTTGAAAAATATGATGTTCCTGATACATAAAACTTATCATATACTGTCATGGAATATTCATCAGGCCACGCAACTCTTCCAATATTCGTATGTCCAATAAATGTAGAATTTCCATTTTGAGATAATGCACCAGTAGAATTAATATTTGGGCCAGCAATATATAAGGTATTATCACCTCTAGTACCAATATATGCAGGATAAAGTCCTGGAACACCAAAATAAATTCCACCATAACCTTGATTTCCAGCACCTTTAACAACTATAGCATTATTTTGAGAAGATCCGTTGTTAAAAAATGTTGCATATGTTGGTCCTAAGTAACAAGAATCTGCAAATTTTAAACTCCTTTCACCAGTACTATAATAATCAAGATTTAAGGTATAAAATGTTGCTAATCCTTGATTTGTAATTAATGAAGGATTTCCACCAGCAGCATAATTTGAAACATAATAAGAACCTCGATTTATCATATTACTTGCCGAAAGATTTCCTGGAAAATTTGTATTACCACTAGAATCCAATAATGTTAAAGTTCTTGCTGAGACAGGCGAAGCGAATGTTCCTCGATATTGTCTCACATAAATTGGTTCTGAAATATCGTCATCTGTAGCGATTTCTAAATATCCTGAATTTGTTCCAGTAGATCCACCGACAATTCTCCAATGATCATTATCGCCATTTGTTCCATAAATTCCTTTACCAACACCTGTAGTAGAATTTACAAAAGAAATGTTTCCAGTCATTGTACCACCAGCTAAAGGAAGATAATTTCCTAAAACAGACGGTAAATTTGCTGTATGATAAAATGTTATTATTTCACCATCACTATCTTTTGCTTTCCAATCTCTTAACCCATTTAAATAAAATAATGAAGCATATTGTCCTTGAGAATGAAACCCTATTCCTGGTTTAAATGAATGTGATGGAGAACTAGTATTTGTAGCAACTTCTAAACAATTTTCTGCATAATCTGTATTAGAATCTATTAAAGCATCATAATAAATTCTTTGTCTAGCAGAAATACCAACAATATTAGAAATTTCAAATATATTTGTTGCAGATCCTCTTGTACCAATCGCAAACTTTATCGGAGTCGCCGTCAACGAATCTGATATTCTAGCTCTTTCATATATTGTTCCAGCACTAGTATGATACCAAACACCTAAATTATAAGTTCCTGATCCAGTTTGAGTAAATCTTAATGGTATAGATGGTGATAAGTTTAATTGTCCTGTTAAAGTACCTCCAGATAATGGAAGATAAAGATTAGATAATGATGGAATGTCTCCAGAAACTAATGGAGAACTTGTCAACAACCCTGAAGAATTTGATCTGACAAATCCATTAGCAGAAAGATTTAAAATAGTTACTGGACCTCCCATTTCTATAGGTCTAACTTTACCAGAAGCTCCTAATCGAACTCTCTCTAATCCCTCTTTTTCTATTACAATTGGATAATCTATTACAGCACCATTAGCTGAAAGATTTCTAATTAAAATTTCTGTTGATGTTGCTCCAAATGATGCAAATGCTGAAGAATCATTTCTAAAAATTAATGAACCAGGAGTTACTAAATTTTGTGCAGAAATATTTCCAGAAGCACTTATAGAAGTTCCTTTTAATTGTCCTGTTAAAGTTCCTCCAGATAGTGGTAAATATGCTAATGACGGTAAATCTGAAGAAACTAATGGAGAAGTTGTCAAAAGTCCTGAAGAATTTGATCGAACAAAACCAGTAGCAGAAAGATTTTGAATTGTTACTGGTCCACCTAATTCTACAGGACGAATTATAGATCCCATACCTAATCTAATTCTATTCAAACCTGTTTTTTCTATAACAAACGGGTAATCTATAATAGAACCGTTTGCAGAAAGATTTCTAATAAAAATATCCCCAGATGTTCCAGCGATAGACCAAAACATGGAATTACTATTTTGGAATATATATGACCCTGGAGTCGAATAATTCGCAGCCGAAATATTTCCTGGAAAATTACTAGAACCATTTCCGTCTAATAATGTTACTGTTCTAAAAGGGTTAGTAAAATTATCTGCATATTGCCTTACATATATAGGTTCATTTCCATTGTCTCTTGTAGCAATTTCTAAATAACCTAAATCTGTTCCGGAAGAACCACCTCTTATAGTCCAACCATCATTTATACCATTCGTCCCATATATTCCTAAACCAATACCAGATGTAACATTTGATAAAGAAATTCCGCCAGTTAATGTACCACCTGAACGTGGAAGATAATTTCCTAAAGAAGAATTTAAAGCATAAGAATTTGAATCTACAGAACCATCAGCTTTAAGAAATTGATTAGATGTTCCTCCGTGTTTTTTAAAAGTATTTGCAGAAACTGTTTGTGAAACATACAAATTTTGATTTATATTCAAACCATTCGAAACAGTTCCTCCAGAAAGTGGTAAATATGCTAAAGAAGGTAAATCTGAAGAAACAAAAGGCGAAGTCGTTATTAATCCCGAAGAATTTGATCTTAAAAATCCATTAGCAGAAAGATTTTGAATTGTTACCGGACCACCCATTTCAATAGGTCTTTTTATTGCATCCGTACCTAACCTAATTCTCGTACCGACTTTTTCTATAATCAATGGATAATCAATTATACTCCCATCAGTGTTTTGATTTACGAAAAGAAACATATGAGTTCCTACAGTAAATCTACCATACGCAGAAGAATTTATTCCAAAATTTAGTGAACCAGGAATCACTAAATTTTGAGCAGAAATATTTCCAGAAGCACTTATAGAAGTTCCTTTTAATTGTCCTGTTAAAGTTCCTCCAGATAGTGGTAAATATGCTAATGACGGTAAATCTGAAGAAACCAATGGAGAACTTGTCAACAACCCTGAAGAATTTGATCGAACAAAACCATTAGCAGAAAGATTTAAAATAGTTACTGGACCACCCATTTCAACAGGTCTTTTTATTGCATCCGTTCCTAGCCTGATTCTTGATCCGACTTTTTCTATAATTAATGGATAGTCAATTATACTCCCATCAGTGTTTTGATTTACAAAAAGAAACATATGAGTTCCTACAGTAAATCTACCAAATGCCGAAGAATTTATTCCAAAATTTAGTGAACCAGGAATCACTAAATTTTGAGCAGAAATATTTCCAGAAGCACTTATAGACGTTCCTCGCATTTGTCCATAAAGTTGCCCACCAGATAAAGGAAGATAATAATTTGAAATTGGAGGAATGTCTGAAGAGGTTAATTTTCTAAATGTTGGTATAGATGCTGCTCCAGAAATAGACCCTGCTAAAAATGTTCCTGAAGATTGTGCTGAAAGATCTATTGTAAAAGTTCCTGCATTTGTGATAGGAGATCCAGCAATAGAAAAAATTGGATTAGCAGAAAGTCCTACAGATGTCACAGTACCAGTTCCACCAATAATACTTCCAGTTGATACTAATTGATTTCTATAATCTGTAACATCAACAATTCTAGCATAAAAAGGATTTCCAGTATATGATGCATTTGTCTGTACAATTATTCTATATAAAAGTTTAGCTTCTACTATAGGAAAATCATTAAGTGAAAGAGTTCCTTGGATATTATTATTTTGAGCATTTATTAATGAAGTATCTTGTCTTTGACCTTGAACAGCTATAACAGGTTGATGCATTTCATCAGTCGCATATATATAATAAGCCACAAAATTATTATTTGAAGTTTCTGTTTGTTTCCAAATAGTCCCAGATAATTCATTAAATGTTACTCTTGTACCTGCTCCTAAATTTTTATATGGAAAAATAATTGCTGGATCTTTTCTCCAAGTGCCTAGACCATCAGAACCAGATCTATAAAATACTGGAAAATAACCCGGATAATTTATTTGTTGTGTGAAATAATTTCCAGAAGATCCTTGCGAGATACTTATTCTTAAATCTTCATCAGAAATTATACCATTAGAAACACCAAAATATGCAGAAGAATCATTTGATAATGTATATGTAGAATTAAATCCACTTTCGTATCTAGTTCCAAAAGTGTTGTGAAGATATTCATGTGTAGCGCAATCCATAACAGTCCCATGTCTTTCATCACATAATCCCAAAGACTTAGTTCCTGTCCAATATACAACCGCTACTTGAATCGTTGTTAAAAGATCCCAAGCAATATTATTTAATTGACTTAAAACGCCAGCAGAAGAATAATATATAAAATGTAATCCAGAAATATTTGGAATAACTATACTTTCCGTAGTTTTTGTAAATTTATTTCCTCTATAATATACATCAAAAGAACTTGTTAAAGCAGATATTGTAAAAGTTCTTGTAGCATCATTAAATAAAATTTTTGTATCAGTTCTGTTTATAAATCCCGTTGGTTCTTGTAAAATATTTAATAAATCTTTTGGAACTTTTGATTCCAATTGTTGTTGAATATCTGCTGAAACTGCTGAAAGATATCCAAATGTACTTGCAGAAACGTGATAATAATTTCCAGAACTTCCACCCTGAAGATTTAACAAATTATTATGATTTGATGGAGATCCTGCGGAAGAAACTTTAGAATTTAATTGTTGCTGAATATCTGCGGAAACTGCGGAAAGATACGAAAAAGTATTTGCAGAAACGTGATAATAATTTCCTACAGATCCTCCTTGAATATTTGCTAAATCATTATGGTTTTGTATAGATGTTGTAGAAAATGTTACATCAGCAATATTTTCTACTAATCCAGAAGAAGCATTATATTCTACTATAATTCTAGCAATTAATATACAATGCTTTCGTAATACAATTGGTAAATCGCTTCTAGGATTTTCTAATCTCGCATCCGAAATATTATTATACTGATTTAATCCTAATACATAAAAAGTTTGTTTAATATCACCAATAGATCTATAAAACCATCTAACAGCATATTTATTATTACCAATTGTTTGTAAATTAGTACCATCATCATATTGAGTATTATTATAGATTAAATTATCTTGATATAACCAATCCCCACCAGAATGATAAGCTAATGTTAATCTATCTATAGAAGAATCAAATGCTCCAATTTCATTTCTAATAACTCCAGCATACACATTAGCACTTGTAATTAATACAGTTCTAGGATTTGGTATGATACTTTCGGATAAAATTAATCCACCATCTATAGATTTTCTATATGGAATAGTATCTGTAATCGATAAAGATATTTTATTTGGTAATCCTAATGCCTTTGAATCAGTACCTATACTATGAATTTCATTTCCTTGTCTCCAACAACAATATACACAAATAACATTAGATTCATTTATTTGATTTTTATCATTCTCTACATAAAATATAGGAGTTCCAGAATTGTATTTAATGCATATATATTGTTCTGTTCCATCAGTTAAAGTAAATGTTGCACTCGGTATAGAGTATTCTAAAAGAGTCCCAGTAAAATTATTTGTAGAATATACTCTAGCAGTTGCAGATAAAATTGAACAAGTACCATCTCCATTATCTATTAAATCACTTAAAGGGTAAGATGAAATACCAGCATTATCATAATAATTTAAATATCTATAAACTCCATTTTCATCTACAGTATATGGTATATTGTCTGTATTAATTGATAGTTTTATAAAATCATTTGGTGCAGCAGAAAGTAAATTCTTTTTCTTTAATTCAATAGCACCTTGAGAAAAGCCAGCCATAATATTCTCCAAAAGGACGCCCGAAGGCAATATCTAGAGTATTTATGATAAATTTATATAAAAGTTATTCAGAAACTTCTACATAAGCAGTTGCAGAAGGATTTATAGAAAACGTCCAATTATAATTTATAGGAGGATTTGCAGATGTCGGTAAACCAGATGTAGAATATGTTTCTTTATCAATATCAGAATAATGATAATTTGTCTTGATAAATTTAATTATACTTTCTTGGGAAATTGGTCTATGAATAATACCATCAACTTTAAATCTAATTTTAGCTGAGAAATATCTAGATTCATCTTCCGCTAAACTTTGTTGTTGATCTATATTAACATCAGTCAATTCTACTCTAAGATTTCTTTCTATATTTAAAAAATCAAACTCTTTAATTCTTAAATGATTTGTTGGATTAAAATATGCACAAATATTTTCAATTAATTGATATAAATGATCCCAAGATTCTGTATACAATTCTAATGTATAAAAATAATCATAAGGAGTTGGAATAACATCTTGCCAAAATTCATCACTATCATATATATTTAAATTCGTATCATACCAAGACCTTATTTCATTAACAGAAGAAGCTCTATCAGAAGAATAACTTAAATTATCCATAGAAACTTGCATAGAAGGAACTTTAGGATAATATTTTTTTCCAGACTCTTGTTGTAAATTAAACAAATATTCTTTAGAAGCTAATCCAAACTTTATAGGAACTTTTATAATTTTTTCTACTGTATTAGATGTGCCTGATGTATAATTGTACACATACATATCATTAAAAAAATCTAAGAATGCTACTAAGATTTTTCTAGATATTCTACAATAGTAAAAAATTTCCATTCTTACCCACCAAAAACCTTGGATAAAATATTCCCGACATTTACCCCAAGAACTGTAAACAAAGCCAATAGAGCCATCGCAGTGACGAATACAGATACTGTAGCAGTAGAAGCAATAAAAGAAATTTCAGATACTTGTATTTTCCAAGTTTTTATCTTACTTTCTTTATCTTTCTTATCTACTTCTAATACACCAATTCTATTTTCATGGTTTTCAATTTTATTCTCGAAATCTTTATTGTTAAGTTTTGTCTCAGTTTTAAAAGAAGAAACTTCATCTTTAATATCATCAAGTTTTTTGTTTATTTGCTCGAAAAATTTGGTGAGTAAGTCTGTAGACAATTGAGTATCCTCGTATTTATTATTATTTATATTTGTTTTGTCAGTCATAAAACTTAATCCTTATCAAAAGTTTCTAATTTATCATAATAGTCTGGAAGTTTCTTTATATGATCCAATGCTATTATCTTTGCAATTTCTCTATCTTTAGTGTGTTCATATTCATGTTCAATACCTTTTTCTAATTGCTTCCTATCAAAATCAAATTCATCATCTCTATATAAAAAGTTATTAAATATTTCTGCAATTTTTAAATATAAATCTGTAATACCAATACCATTATCTTTAGCAAATCTTTCTAAACCATCCTCAGAAACTTCTTTAGTATTCATAAAAGTTATTATATTATGTTTTAATAAAGCTTCTTTGTCTTTAGCTTCTTGAATCGAATTTGTTTTCTCTGTTAAAAATTTGTTAAACTTACTCATTATACTCTCCATTAAAACCAATCATTAAAAGGATCTCTAGGCGAACATTCCGAAATAGTTGGCTTATATACTATCCCTTCTTTATATTCATTTATAAACTGACCAATATTAAATATATCTTCATTTCCTACATATTGACTTAAATCATTAAAATCTCCAGATGTACTAGGATTAAATGAAAAAGATTTGTCTCTGTAAACTTTAACAACAAAATCATATGAATGTTGATGTTGTAAAAACTGTTCCTCTTGCATTTTTACAGATATAATTTCATAAAACATATTGTTATAATCTGTAGAAAGAAAATCTCCAACTCTAGGAATATATGAAGGATATGCAGAAGTTCCAGAAAAATCAAATTTAGAAGCTGTATTAAAATGTCTGATAGAAGCATATATATGAAATACATCAGTCCAACCAATTCCACCATTATTAAAAGTTCTGGTTTCTTTTGGTAAATCAAAATATGTCATTAATTTAAATCTTCGTTCAAATCTTCTATTATTATCTTCACCAAAAAGCTTATCATAATTTGTATTAAATGTTGTCACAATATACGAACAACAAACACCATGTTTATTATATCCCTCAGTAATTAATAAATCATATAATAATCTTTCATTATCATAATTTGGATTGAAATGATTAAAATATACATCACTTGGTAATCTGGTAAAATAATCAAAATTAGCCATACTTATATTTATTAAAAAATTATTCAAAAAGAAAAGGACTCATTTTACTGAATCCTTTCTAAATATTTTCAAAAAATTTTTAAATCTTCTTAGGTCTTCCTCTACCACGTTTTTGTTCATTTAATGGAATCAATCCACGATCAATTTCTTCAGATTCAAAAAAACCATCATTCGAATTCTCTGTTTCAAATAGTTCAGAATCTCTTTCACCAACTCCTCTTACCAAACGACTCTCAGAAACTAATGGAATTAATGTCCCAGCATAAGCCCCATTCTCTAATCCTTCTGGCATATTTGGTGTAAGCCCCTGTGGTTGAATTATATATCTCTCATTCAAAACAGTATTAACAATTTCTATAGCAAATGGTCTAATATTCTTGTAAATCATTTCAATTCTCCTTTAATATCTTCAATGTAATCTCTCAACTCTTTATATTTATTATGCTTATTGTTTAAATTATTTTTCTTCTCAACTTCAGAAATCAATTCAGATAAATTTCCCATATTCTTGAAAATAATTTCCGCAAAAGACTTTCTTAATTTCTCGTCTAATATTTTTATTGTAATCGAATAAAACTTCTTTAAAACTCTGTTGTGAAAATCTTTAGAATAATCTATCTTGTTACCTTTACGAACTTGATTAAATTTTCTTATCTCATCACTTGAAGGAATATATTTAATATCATCACTTTCTAAAATTGTTTTTAAGAAATAAATTTGCGAAAACTTCATATGGAATTATTTATTATGAAACGATGATTTAGATTCTTTCACATAAGCAAATTTATCATTACCTAAATCAATTTCTTTTTTCATCTTCATTCGTATGTTCTTTCTAGCTTTACCAATCATTCTAGAACATTCTGAAATAGATTCGTAATAAACACCATCATATAAAATACCTTTACCAAAATATTCTTTCAAAGTCTGTTTAGTCTCTTCTGTATGATGCTTTCCGAAAAATGAATTCTTTTCTCCCATCTTACATTCTGATAGATATCGCATAAGTTCTTCAGACGCTCTTTCTGGTTTAAATTTTATTTTATCAATATGAATTTCTCGTTCTTCATCAGTCAAAGAATCATAGAAAATTTTCAAACCGATAGAAATATTCTTTTTATGATCTTCTTTTAATGGAACGTCTTTAAATAATGATCTAAGATATTCTTTATTTTCTTCTGTATGATGCTTACCAAACATGTAATGATCTTCACCACGTTTATGATTTTTAAAATATTCTTCCTTTTCTTCTTCTGTCATATTTTTGTGAAGTTCTAACAATGCATTAGAAATTTTTTCTTTATGTTCTTCTGAAAATTCATGAGTTTTCCAATAACCATCATTAGTTTCGTAAAATTTTTTCATACTTATAGATATTATTTCTTTTCGTTCATCAGACATAGGACCAAAAATTCTACCCTTATTAGAACCATCATGTGTTTTATAATATTCTATAGCTCTATTAGACATTTCTTTTAGCGCTTCTGGATGATCTATATAATATTGTTTCATATACAAAGACATAACATCTTTAAATTCTGGATTATCTTCATGAAATTTCTTCATTCTTTTAGATATATCATCTCGCATTTCTTGTGTATAAACTCTTTGTTTATTAAGTTCTCCAAATTGTTTTCTAACTTCATCAAACTCTTTAGAATTTTTTATATCTCTCAATCCATTATCATAAGTACACATACAAAAATATCCAAGAAATAATTTTCTATCATCTGGATACGCTTTATGTAAAAGTTTATGTGCTAAGAAATGTTCTCTACCAGTTAATAAAACCAAGTTAGATTTATGATTAGATCCTCCCTTACATTTCGGTATGATGTGATGTTTTTCGTAATATATTCCTTTATTTTTCTTTCTATTTTGTTTTTTAGCATTTTCAATTATTTCATCATATATTCTTTGATAATTCATTTTTACATATTTTTCCTTTGTTATTTTTGTTTAGAAACTAAAAAGAGCCTATTTCTAGACTCTTATATCTTCCAATATTTAATTTAACTTGTCAAGAACTTTTTAGGTTCTTTAGATTAAATTTATAACTTATGCACCAATAACCTTATCAAGATTGGTAAACTTGATGGTTCTGTAATATCTACCAGCACCAAGTAATGAGTCAGTAATTGCGTAGCGCGAGAGGACGCCCACGTTCACCCCGAAGTCATCGGGTCGAACTGCTTTATTAGTTAATCCGGTGATATAGTCAGAGAGAATAATACCAGTATCATTAATACCAGGACCTTTATATCCTAGAAGTGCATAATCAATAGGAGCCTGACTATCACGATAAACAGTCATTGTACCATTAATCTTACCAATTTCAGTAACAGTTGTAGACGCATTTACATCAGCAGTATTAGCTGTGAACTGGGGACTGCACGATTGTAAGGCGGTAGCAACTCTGTTGGAAACGATGACGAACGTAGCTGCACCACGGAAAGTTGCTTGAGCAATTTCATTTGATACTTGAGTAATAACGTTTATAATGTTACTAAACTTTTCTTGACTCCAGCGCCCGTCTGAGCCGCTGCAATCGTGCAAGTAGTAAGCGCGGCCGCCAATTGCCGTATTAACAGAAGCTTGCATCATTCTACCAATAATTTCTCTATCTCTTTCAGCAGGAATTTCAGCAGCAAGAATTTCTAACATTTCTCGTTCGATATCAATATTCTGCATTGACTTAAGATCTTGTGCAGCTTCAAGTGAGAACGATGCGGCAAGTTTACGAGTCTTGGCTTCAATAGCAACCTTGTCCATGAATAGACGAAGGGATGGCATTGTAGTACCAATCTTCCAAGCTTGAGCAGCAGAAGTAACAGCACCAGTACCAAACATACCAAAAGCTGAAGAAGTTGGATCATAAATTGCAGAAGTAGGAGTGGTTAGAGCAGATCCTGCTTGTGAACCAGTATATCCAGAATATTCATTCATCGCACGGAAAGCAGCTTCGTAAGAATCGGATCCGCCGAGATATGAACTTGGACCAGGAAGACCAGGAATGTCATAAACCTTACGGAGAGCATAAGCTAAACCGACGGGGCCTTGCATAGTCTGGAAACCGATACACTTGTGTGCAAAGTGTTCGTAATAACTTCTACGAACAAGTGCAAGAGTGATTGGTGAGAATCGAGCGCCATCACCACCATTTGAACCGAAGTTTGTGACGCCAGTATCTGATTCGAAAAGATCTCCGGTATTTGCAGTCATTTGGTTTTCTAAAAGAACTGCCATATTCATTCTGAGATCGGCATCTGGGATAGAAGCTACTGAAAGCTTTCCCTTAACATTCATCCATTTTTCTAGGATTTGTTGAGCATTTTTTACATTATCCATTTTATATCTCTCCTTAAGAGTTGTTAAAATTATTTATTTAATTAAGCGATTTATTTTTTCCAGATTTACCAAACTAATTTCAGAACCATTTTCATCATCATCTTCTGCATTTTCTTGAATGGTTTCTGATTCTTCTTCTATATCTAGATCAGCAAAGATATCTTCATTTAATGATTGTTTCTTTGAAGTTTTTTTAGAACCTTTTGCTGGAGTGTCTATAAAATCCATTTCAGATTCGTTTAAGACATCTACGAAGGTATCAATTTTAGCATTTACTTCATCAAAAGATTTTCCTTCAAACATAGAAATAACTCTTGACTTTTGTTTTTCAGTTAATCCATCACATTTTGAAGCAATGAGTAAACCAGTTTTAAGTGTATCTACTTTAGCTTGTAATTGAATTTTTTCTGAAATTGATTCATTCAGTTTTGATTCAGTAAGTTTAACTTTTTCTTGAGCTTCCTTGATTTGTTTTTCACCATCTTGAGGAAGTGCTACTAAGTTATTTTCGAAAAGACTTAAGATACCCGTGATAATAGGTTCATGAGCTTTATACTTAGCAACTGATTCAAAAATCTCATCTGAAATCTTTGAAGTAATTTCTAACTCTAAGAACTTATCAAGATTTTCAAGAACTGATTCCTCTAATGATTGAATCTTTTCTTCAAACTTTTCATCAAGCTCTTTATTCTTTAGTTCTACAGCTTCATCAATCTTTTCTTGAACATATTTTTCAGCAAGAGTTTGTAATTGTTCTGTAGCAACTTCCTTAAACTCTTTTACCTTTGCTTCATACTCTTCATTAAGTTTTGCCTTCTCAGTTTCTAAACGGTTTTTGACTTCCATTTCACAAAACTCTTCGGCAAGTTCTTCAAGTCTAAGCTTTTCCTCTTCTACAATCATCTCAACTCTGATCTTAGCCTTTTCCTCAATTAAACTCTGAATAGACTCTTCAATAGAAGCATACTGTTCAGGAGTTAACGAGTCTTTAAATGTATCTAATACTTTCATCTTTTTCTCCCCATTAAGGTTATGAAAATATTTAGTCAATTTGAAAAATAAATTTTTATACTGGGAAATTTTTTTGGAAAGAGATTAATAAATAGGAAATAAAATTAGTTTTAGAATATCTTGATTAAAATAAAAATGACCAACTTTTAGTTTGGTCATTTTTGAAATATTTAAAGTCTTTTTATATTTTTCTAGAGAGACTTTTTAGAAAATTATTTAAATCTTCATATAAATTCCTGGTACCATTCTTAGAAAGATTCTTATTAAATTCTTCCATATTAATTGCTACTAATTTATCATCTTGAATTATATACTCTTGATTTTCTAAAATACTTTCTACAAATGCAATTTGACAACTAGGGTCTGATACTATGTCAGCCGTCAAAAATTTGTAGTTATTTCCTACGTTACCCAGGCTGTCGAGTGAGCCAACCCCCCTTGTACTGACAGCTAATTGAATTTTAGCATCAATTAGAACTTTAACATTTCTACCATAAGGTTGTGTGTCAAGTATTTCTGCTTTTCCGTAAACAATATTATTATCAATTTTCATTTCAGTTATAACGTGAGACGCTTCTGATGCTAATACCGTAGACTCCAATTTTGGATGATCGCAACGTCCGAGGGCTCGTCTAGTATTGACTTTTTCTTTAACGAATCTATTAATTTCTGGTATTATAACTTCGGCTTCATATATTCTTCCATTGCGATTTTTTTTAGATAATTCCATGAAGGGACCAGATATGAAATATTTTTTGGAAGATATATCACCCTGACCTTCAGTTAAATATTCTAAATCATCATATCCAGTCATTTCTATCAATAGTTTTCCAGGAGTCATTTCCTATACTCCTTCTTATACTTTTTTGCCAAACTTATTCTTCATAGATTCGGTATATTCTTGTTTCTTTTTTTCTACCAATTTTACGAGAACGTTTGCGGCATGTTTTTCAAGAATAGGTTTAGCATTTACATAATCTTGTTCATTCATTAGTTCTACAAGTCTTTTTTCCATAATTTAAAATCCTCTTTAATTATATTTATTAATTTTGTTTTACATTTTTAGGGAATTTCATTTTTCCTTGAGGGAGATCTAGGAATGTTTCATTAGAATCTTTTTTATATTTCTTTTGGATTCTTTTTATGATCTCTTTTATCTTAGGATCTTTAGAGTTTGTTTTTAGAAATTCTAGGAGTTTCATAATTATATTTATAAGAAAAGCCCATCTTATTAGGATAGGCTTTTTGGAAAGGCTTTTTAAAATTAAGTTATATTACATATTTATAAACATACTCTGGATATACAGTTATATTATAAATTCCTTGTGGTAAATTAGCTATAGCAAAGTAACAATGTGTACTAGTTCCAAACGTAGACGAATTATTTGGCATTGCATTTTGTGCTAGATAATCAATCCATCCATTAACAGTTTTAGTAAATGTGTCTTCATAAATGATATAATTAGTATTTGCTGATGTGTATGGTCTAAAACGTCTAGAAAATAAAACATCATCGACCGCAGTACCATTAGTATTTTGAATAAATATCTTATATCTTACAAAAAAATTATCACCAGATGTTAATGCACTTAAAACCTCGGCTCTAAAATTTACTATAGATACTTGTAATGTATTACTATTAGAACTAGTTTCATATACCAAATTCCATTTATCTAAAGTTACTGAAGATGATGACAAAATTAAACTATTAGTTAAATTGATATTTCTATTAAGTGGTTTAGCATAACCAGCGGTAGTTGTAAAGTTTGCATAATCTCTAATAGTATCATATGGCATTGTTAAATTTAATGTATTTGCTACATACAACTTTCGAATTTCGATATCTTCCAATTCAGACAACTTAAACCCACCATATTCTGTCATATGTATACCATCATTAGACATTCCGGGTAAAAATCTGAAATTCTCGACTATCGTTCCTTCGCAATCCAAAAATCTCCACAATGGGTCGGATAAACTTTCATTTAAAATTAATTGTTTTATTATACTACATGACAAAACTCTATTCCTAATAATATCCGTATATGTAGCACTTAGATTAGAAAATCCAAGAATACCAGTATCTATAACTGGAATACCAGAATCAGTAACTAATTTGACTAATTGTTTATATTGATTAAAATAAAAGTTAGAGGCTGATACAATTTCTTCATAAGTACTATTACCATTAATTGATAGTAATATATCATTTAAATTTCCTCTAAATAACATAACATCAGGTTTTTTTGAAATTATATCTTGTATTGCTCGTCTATCGTTTGTATATGCTGATCTTGATCTACTAATCATTTGAGATGTTGATTGTCCAGAACGACCACCATTAGCAACTGCAATATAATTTTTACGAAGCTTTAACCATAATTTGTCTTTAGTAAATAATATGGATGAATTCGCACTAGTTATTGGAACGTACCAATTCTCAGTATCAGTTTTCACCAAAGGCCCTGACATAACCCAATCAGCTTTACTATCTCCGAAGGTAGCAATTCTAATTGGTCTGTCTAGATATCTAGTTGGTAATGAATATTTTGTAAGAACTGGTTTTTCAGAAGCTACATAAGAAGATTCTGCTGAAAAATTTCCAACTATAGGATTTGA